CCATAACCATATGCTGATATTTGTTGTGTTACACCAGCACTAGTAAACAATAACCCTTCGTCATCAACAACACCATCTGGATCACTGCCGTCTCCATATCTATCAGTTAAATGATAAAAACCTTTACCTTCACTAGTGCCAGGAGTAATATATCCTTCACTTTGATATGTGTTATTCCATGTAAAAGTCAGTGTTCCTACTTCGTTAATAATGTCGGCCCAGTTAAAGAACCCTGCTGTACACCCGCCTTCGATTGAAATGTCTAATTGTAGTTGTCCACCGCCGTTAAAGAAGTATCTTGCATCGTTGTATGTGTTCCACGACCACTTATGTTCACCTTCAAGTTTTTGCCACCAAGGTATAGTTCTAGCATATATTCCTGCAGTGCCTTCAAGTAAACTTGCGTTTTCTGGATCGACTGTAGTATGCATGTTGTTAGGTAATACAACATCTGTAAACTTTTCATGTACTAAATTTAAATCTTCAGCACGTACCAAGTATCTAGGTTTAATATCTGTGCGTCCTTGCGGAACACTAAACACTAACACATGGTCTTCAAATGTTACGTGGTCTAACATAACATTTGTATGATCTACTAGTAATTGTAATCTATCTGCTTCGATTAGTACACCTACTGGCACTTGGTCATCTATATTCAGTGCACCCCATCCATACTTGTGTGTGTCTATTCTATTTGCGTCTGTTACCAAAGATGCAGGATAGTTATCGCCAAAAATTAAGTTTGCGATATCTGCTACATAGTTGTATTCTGAGGCTTTAACCAAATTGCCTGGATAGACAGGTACCAGTGCCATATTACTTTGCTCCTACAACTACTTGAATAACGCCAACATCTGTTAAGAGATTATCTTCTAATGCTCTGCCAATAACTTTTCTATAGTCTTGTGCTTCTTCTTCAGTTGCAGTTTCAGCATGACCGTGTGTTAAACTGCTTACTAATCTGTCGCCTTTGCGTACTGAACCAACAACTTTGCAAGGTACACGCCCTGCTAGTGCTACATATGGATGCGTGTCATCATTGCCTGCGCCTGCATTCATTTCAAAGCCTGGTGCAGTACTGATGATGCCAAATACGTCAGTGTCTGCTCTTGAGCCTGTTGGAATAATTTCAGCAGAGCCGCCAATTTTAACAACTGTGCCAGGCTCTAATACTTCATCTGCAGCATAGCGTTCTGCAAGGTCAGCATATTCAGCACTAGTTGCTGTGCCACGAAATTTAAAATCTGTTCTGTTGGTCATATTAATACCAACTTGCATTACAGGAAAGTTTGCACTTAGTAGTGTTGTACCATCTTCTGCAAATTCTGTATTTGCAGGTGTCCATGCATTTGTGCCATCAGTTGCATGTGGTCCTACAGTAATATTGTTAATAACACCTTCTACAATATGTACTATACATTTATGCAAATTACCGTTTGTGTCTTCGATAGTTCTAACTTCAATTCGTGTATCGCCAGTGAATCCAATTGGATACCACTTACCACTATCGTAAATGAATAAAATATTTTCTGCATTATTGTACCACAGCGTTCCTTCTACTGGATTCACTGGAGGATTTGCACTAGCAAAATTTTCTACTAAATTTAAAAAGTTTTCGTTTACAAACTCTCCAAATCTTGTAGTATTTTTACCAATTAGTCTAACTGGAGTACTTGTATCTACTGTACCGTCGTTAACTACAATTGGCGTTTTATTTGGGTCGCTATGATTAATTGAATATGGCATTGTTTTTTCCTATTATACGTCACTGTATGTTGTTCTAATCCTTAATGTATATATCACACTTATTTTTCTATTTGCACTTTTTTGTACAGGATGGAAAATAACATGTGTTAGCATGTCGTTGTTAGCACTATAAACGGCAATTTCATCAAACACATAATCGCCATTCATATCAGTCGTTGTATCTTCATTATCTTGTCCTGTTGGGGTATTATAATCTAGTGTACTTGTCATTACAACATCACTATAAACTGTGCCATTGACGTGGTTAACTACTGTACTATCAATAGCCTGTGTATATGTTTCGTTGTAAAGTCCGCTTGTACTTGCACCGGTGTTAGGTGCTTTATAAGTTACTGCTCCGGTACCATCTATTAATGTTCCGCCATTTCCGTAGGACATAGATAATACATTATGTGTACCATTTGCACCAGCAACATTTGCTAGTAAATTTGCAATTGCAACACTCATATTTTCAAAGTGAATTGCATTACGTCTTTTTACTAGTACCTCGCCGGTGTTAACGTCTTGAATCAACAAATGACCTTCTATGTTTACTAACGATTTTTCTAATTGTGATAAACTCATTTTCTTATTTCCATTATGTACTATTTATATCGTTCCTTCACCTGCGTCTCTAATGAAAGCATGGTCGCTTGCTGTTCCACTTGCTGCAAGGCTTCTTCCTGATTCATTGTAAGCCAATCTAAGTTCATTGCCGTAGTGTCCAAACTTATCTCGGATTGGTAGTTTTACACTATCACCTGCATCTATTACTGTAGTGCCAGTTAAATGATCTAATGCACTTGTTCCTAGTGTTCCTCGCTTACAATACAATAAATTATTTGCATCTCTTGCGCCATATTCAATTCGTTCGCTGCCAATCCAAACTACACCTGTGTTATCAGCCAATACAGTTACATCTGCAAGTGGAATAATTGTATCATTGTGTCTGATATCATTTGAAAGTGTAGTTTTGTTTGCATCTACTATAACAATACTTTCTTGAATATTATAGTTTGTGAACATATTAATTTGGAAGCTACGTGTATCTGTATCTTCTGTGCTGCCGGATGCGTTTGTTTGTACCATTATTCTTACATTTTCTAATAAATCTAATCCGACTAATTCTTCCCCGATTCTTTCATATTCTGGCTGAATAAACACATTACCTGAATATAGTGTTGCTATATCTTCTTCTGGTGTTGTGAACTCATATGAGAACGCATCATTTCTAAAATATTCATCGTCTGTATATCCGTTATCTACATAACTATCTTCTGCTTCGCTACTAGTAAATGTTCCTCCTAATAATATAACATCTCCGTTCCATTGTCTAGTATAATCATTCATTTGAATTGTTATCTCAGACTGATATTCATCTTCGACTTGTATAGTCATATTGTCCACAGTAGAAGGACGCTGTTCTAATGTGTGTAACTTAGTATGGAAAGGTTTAATGTCATGGAAGTATTTTTCAATTGCTGTTGTTCCATAATTTTGATATGTCTTAGGATCTCTAATAAGCGGATGGTCTACTGCTAGTTTTACATACGTAGTTTTAAATGCAAAGTCATCTGCTGTATTTTCAATAATTGCTTGATACAAACATCTAAACCATAATTTATTATAAAATTCTTTGTACTGTCCGACAAATACTTTACTTCTTAGTAGGTCCATTAGTAAATTAATAATGTTAGAAACACCACTGTCAAAGCCACTGATATCAAACCCAGCAGCATCGAATCCGTGTCCAAACTTACTTTCTAACCATAACTCATCACTTAGTGCAATTGTACCATTCTTTTTCCAGCGAAGGCTATAAGTTCCATTTTCCTTATACCACATTTCAGGTCTGTTAATACCATCTTCGTGTAAACTATTTTTAATGTATATATAACTACCATCTGGTATATCTGCTGCGGCATTAACATCTGGCAACACCGGAATAATACTAGTTATATTGTCGAATGTGTAGTCTGGTTGTACACTTGTATCATGTTTATATATTAGCATACCATCGTTATTATATTTTTTATAAGACCAATCTACAAAGTTCCAATAATGCTCTAATTTATATTCAACTTCGCCTTCTACGTAAGTTGTGTAGAAAACACTATCCCAATTTAAAATCTCTGATATAACACAAATATCTTCTAAATATTCATTTGTTGCATCAACAAAGTTTTGTCTTGCATTAGTAATATCTCTGTATAAACTTTGTGCTGGACGAGTTAAATGTCCATATCTATTATATTCATGTAGTCTCAAATCTGGCACAGGCTGCCCTCGCCAAATTTCAATGTCAGTTGATTCTGTTTCGGGTGGTAAATTATAATTGTACACTCTCGCCCAATGTAATTCATTTGTATCTGTAACAGGATCAGTAACATTTACATTATCATCTAAACAAATATAAAACTTATCATCTTTAGTTACAACAGACTCTCGGTTATAAACAGATGCAGCATTCCATTCAGTGTATGTATATAAATCATGATAGTTATTATATCCTGCTAAACTATCACGTATTTTAATATGCAAGTATTCAGGTATTACAGTGTGAGGATCATTTTCAGCAAGCAATGTCCATTCATTCAATGGCAAACTATTGCTTTCGTAGATTTGATTAATCTGTATAACTGTATCATCTGTTATTATTTTATCAATATTGGCTAATAGTAAGTTACTATCTAAACTAGATGCTGCCCATGATATACCTAAATCTTTAAAATTAGTCAACATGTTTGCTAATTGATTAACATTGTAATTTCGTATGCCAGATGATGACTCTTTGTTTTTAACCCAGAAGTAATAATTTGTTTGTGAAGTTTTAGTTGCTGGATTAAAGTATGAATATTCAGACCAGAAGTATCTAGTTTCTCCGTCTATTACTTTTGAATATGGTTGACCTGTAGCAATAGTGCCATCTAAACTACCACCAGTTGCTGCAAATTCTTCATACTCCTCAGGTAACACAGAACTACGTGTCCATTCATAAATTTCAATCTCGGAACCTGGAAATAGTCTACCCCATTGTTGCTGTTGATATTTTTCAGTACCTTGTTCGTAATCTAAATAGATACTAGTAGATAAATCCCACCAGCGTGTTCCGATAAATCTATCAGTCCATGCATCTTCATTTTCTTCATAGCCGTTATATGTAGTGTAGTTGTAAATTGCATTATCTGCAGTTGATTTTAAATCAATTTCGCTATCGATAAATCCAGGAATTATTCCTTTTGCAGGATCATATATTTCTAATACACTAATTAATGTACGTTTGTTTGCATCGTATACTTTTACATTTTCTACTAAGTCGCTTCTTGATTGATTTGGTGCTGTTCTAACTTTAACCCAGTTACCATCATAATTTCCTGATGTTAATCTAAATTTACCTGTGTAACGATATACTGCAGGTGCACCATTATCATCGTCAATAAAAGCATACAACGGATCGCCGTTGTGTCTTTTACCTCCGAAATTATATTTAAACACAACAGGAGCATCAGTGCTTAGAGGATTTGTAACATAAGAATTAAAGTTTGCTATTAGATCTGCATAACTACTAAATCTAACACTTCTAATTGGATATACATTACCAGCACTGCCTTCTTCTTGAATATATTCATCAATGTAGAACATATTAGGATTTTCTGTATCAATTCTTGTTACTTTTCTAACACCGTCGATACTAGGAACAGTATTACTACCAGCAATTAATACATAATCACCAACTTGTAAATTATGAAACGGTTGATGTTCATCTGAATAATCACGTAAATCAATTGTTATCTGCGCTTCGTCTGCTTCTTCAATGCCGGCACATGCTTTTGTAATAAACATACTAAAGTGCATAGCCTGATAAACATTGTAACCTGCATTAATATTAGATTTTTCACTGTTATCAGCAGTCCATATACTAAACACATGCGGATCAAATTCAGTCTTTTCAAATATCGTGTATGAATTTCCTAAATCATCGTAACGCTCAGTTTCAAAAACATTACTAACTGTTCCGGGGGATGCAACATAAAGTTGTGCAGTGATTCCAAGTGTAACATTAGCAGTACCATTACTACCAATTTCCATTGTTTCGTTTGTACTTACTAATCTTAATCTGTTATTACTATTACTTGCTGTAATACCAGGAATGTTTGCATTATTAATTGAACTAATAGTATCAGTTAAGTCACTGGTCCTGTCAACTGTAATTGTTGTAACTTGTGCAGGTGTTATACCTGTGTTAAGTCCGATAAAACTATTAGCACTTCCAGCACCAATGAACAATGATGCAGCATTACTTAAAATACGTACTTGTCCAGAACTTAATGCAATTGCAGATACATTAGGAATACCAGCAGCATTTATCTGTTCTACAACTTCTACAGTTGTTAAATCTGGTGTGCTTAATACGTTAACACCACTACTTCTGATAGTTTCGTTAGTAGTAGCAAAACCTACTTCTGTATTTGCAGTAGCAGAACTAATAACCAAACTAAATTGAGTTGTAGCATTAGGTACATCTTTACTAATAAACAAGTTTCCTGCGGCAGTTAAACTGGCTGTTACATTTGGAATATTTGCATCATTAATTTTTTGTACAACTTCTACATCACTATAAATTTTGTTACCATTTGTAGTTTCTGTTGCAATAATTTCACTTGCAATAAATGCAGATGTAGAATTGTTAACTGCAAAATTTCTTATATTAGTAATGTATGGTGCAGTATCTAGTGCAGATTTTGCTGTATTAATATCTAAAATTGGCACTAGCGTATGGTCAGTGTGACTTGTACCTGCTATAGCATTTATTATGGCTAAATCAGTTACAATTAATGCATCAAGTTCAGATTCTGATCCTACAGCAAAAGTATTACGAATTGACTCTAGATAATTGATATCAATACCAGATACTGTATCAAAATAATCCACAAGAACTTGGTTCCATCCTGTAATGCCTTGATTGTCAATAACAGAAGTTCTAAATGATTCAAATGTTGAAATTTTTGTACTTACAAGACTGTTAATTGTTGATTGGTTAGTAGTAAAAGTTGAACTAAATGCTGCTTGATAACCGTCCTCAATATTAACATTTGTTGTTATAGGTGCTGCATCGTCAAAAACAATACTAACACCATCAATAATTAATTCTTTGCTACCGTCGGTATTACCTTCTACTGAAAAGTTAGTTACATTTCCTGTTTTTGTTGCAGGTTGCCATACTAGATTAATTACTTCATTTTCAAACGTTAAAGTTTGATTTATTGAACTATTTTGTCCTATTGTTAAAGTTGAGCCATTTGGTACACCTTGTACATTTAAATTTTCAGATCCCGTAATTTCAATAGTTTCTAATTTAGTACTTTCACTTGTACGTTTAATAGTAACTACAACATTATCAATGACAAGTGTTTGTCCATCAGACGGAACACTCGGTGTACTAACACGACCTATAACTTCAATTGGTTCGTTTGGACGCTGAAGTCCACTTGATCCGTCAGGATCGACCATTCTCCAAACGTATCCTTCGTGTATTACTAAGTCATTTGTTTTATATGATACTCTATTGCTCCATGCATCAATTTCTTCATACGTACCTGAGAAGTCATATGATTCTTTATTTTTTACAGGAAACGCTTCAAAGTCTTCTTTGTTAATTACTCTAAAATCAGTTTCTGTTAATAAAGGTAATCCGGCTGTAACAAAATCATTATTAAACTGTGTTAGTTCAGTAAGTGTCAAAACATTGTATTTTTTACTTGGACGAGTTCTAAATACATTTTCAGTTGATCCAGTTACTAATAATGGACTTGTTGGATCAATATTAATAACATCGTCGATACTAATATCATCATGATCATCATTATGAAACTTAACTACTTGAGGACTTGTAGACAATGCTTCATCGTTGATTGTAAATTCAACTGTATCTCTACTTCTAATATCGCCAAAATCAGCAGTTCTTATAGCCCATAATTCATATAAGTTAGCGTCTGACACACCACCTAATATACTAGTATTTCTCATAAATGCATTGAGACCATACTTAGTACCTCTATATTTTCTAGATCCTTTTGTAAAATTAAAAATACTATCATCGTTTAACGTTAGATAATTTGACCAATCCGGTTTATTATAACCAATGTTAAATCTTGCAGCATTAACAGATTGCTCATTATTAACAGTTGCACTTGATGTAGTAAAATAATCAAGAGATGCATTTGCAGTTGTATCAAAGTTATCAATAATTGTATTGTCAGTAACCAAGTAACCAGGTGAATAAAGTTTACCGTTCCACTCTTTTGTTCTAGAACCACGCCATATTATTCTTTTATGACGTTGTCCAATTTCTGGTCTATAAATGATATCATCAAAATCTGTTTCGTTTTCTAATATAATTGCATGTTCTAATTCAACACGATATAAACGCAATCCTAATATATGTGTATCATTTTCTTTTGTTTCTACTGTAGTTATTGAAGTTTCTGTAGAATTAACAGGTCTACTTACAATAATTTTATCAGGAGAAATTTCATCTCCGTTATGATCAATTAGATTGTAAATACCATCATAACGATTGATAACTGTATCATAGTAACCACGAGATCCATCATATATTTCATATTTGTTTGTACTAGGAATACAAATAAATGTATCGCCAGTATTTGCTGTTTGGCTCCACACTACAAATTCTTCTGCAGTTGATTGCCAGTTAGTAACCCATCCTTGTGATTTTAAATATTCACCGTGTCCTAGTATAAAACTATATGTATCTTGTAAATTAGAAATACTATCGCCATACAACAGTTTACTTGGAATAGTTGTGTATGATCCATATCTTTCAAGTGCAATATCGCCGAAGTTTGAAATAATTTTTTTACTACTTTTTATTGGCTCAAAATACCATGCACTCATATTGTTTCGGTCAATGCCTACTACACTAAAACCTACTGCTAATTTAGTAAGTTGCAATCCGCCCATAAATGTTTCGTGATTAGGTTGATTTAAGTATAGTAGTGTTTGTAAATTTTCCTCTGGAATAGTTACACGGCCTTTTCCTTGACTACTTTCTAAAATAAATGATTGCTTGTTTGGATTAATAAATCCGCCTGCTTTGACAATAGGCTGTATACTTGCATTTTTAAATCTATCTTCTATTGTTGTAGCAGAAGTGTTATTATAATGTGCAAAGTCAATTACTGCATTACTTAATCCAATGAAATATTTTTTAACGTTTTTAATTAAAAATGATTCAGCAACAATATTACCAGAACTAAACACTAGTCCTGGTTTACTTTGATATTCTTTACCAGGATTAGTAACACTTACTGCAACTACTTTGTTATCTTCAACAATTGCCGTTGCTGTAGCATCAGTTCCGAAGTTTCCAAAAATATTAATACTAGGTGTAACTGTAACATCTGAACTAGATTTAACATCAATTTTTTCAACAATACTGTCACTATAATATGTATTAGACAAGTTAGTATTTCTAAAGTTGCCTAATTGTTTTACATTTGCATCAACGATAATATCATCAGGAATATTAACATTTCTGATAACCTGTCTATTGGTACTATCAAAAAATGTGTTTGTAATCCAAAGAGGACGCAAACGTAATAATGCTAGTATTTGTAAAAACTTAAACTCGCTGGTTTTAACCCATTCAAACTCGAGACTCGACATATCTCCAAATACAAAATTTGCAGCACGTTCTGCTAATCCAGGTGCTGTAACTACACCAGCAGTAACAGGATCATTTAGTACATTTGCAGTTGTAACAAGTATTTGATTATCCCAGTCGTATCCGGTATATGCATATGTAAGATTATATTTAGGTGTCTCGGCAGGATCATTGAAATGTCCTGTTTTTAATGCTGTTATTAGTGCATTTCTTTTTACTGTAAATGTCCAACTATAATTTGCATCCCACCAAGTTGGTTTAATACTATATCCTAACATTTCCCAAGGATGTGTATGAGGACGATCAGTATTAAAATAATATCTATACAATCCTCTCCAGCCGCCGATACCTGGACCTACACTACTATAATTCCAGGTAAATTTGTTAGCAAGATTATAATACTCAGGATCTGTTATTGATGTTAATCCGCTAGTGATAACAAAACGTTTAAAGTCTGGCTCAAGTGCTGCAATAAAATCATCCCATGTATAACTTGTTGGACGATTTGCACTTGGCATGATTTCTTTATAGTCAACTATATTATGTAGTTTTGTATTTAAATTATTGTAAATTCTTAACTCTAAATCGTATAAAGCAGCGTCAGCAATACTAAATCCTACAGTAGATCTATCAGTAATATTGTTTCCTTGTCTTGTAGTAATACTACCATCGTGTCCAACAAGCACACTTCTGCTTGAAATATTATCGCTTTCAACATCAAAGTTTTCAAACCCAGGTACAGTTGGTTTAATTAATCCTAACTTAACTGCACTCGGGGGAACAAAACTTTCACTATTAACTGCATACCAACGAACATGTAGTGCTGCACTATTGTTTGACGTTTTATACGTAATTGATTTATTAACAGTAATTTTGTTTGCAGTTAGTGTATAGTCAACGTCTTTAACTAAACTGTGCCATCCATCGTTATCTTCGACCCATGCTTGAACATGATTAATTACATCGTTATATGTGTTAATGACACTTGGTAATTTAAAAGTAGTAGGTTCACCTGATTGCCACGCATAATCTGCACTTTCAAAGTTTTTAAACATTACCATATTGCTATTAGCATATGCGCTGTCAGATCCTTTTCCTAGATTAACATCAGATAATGCACGATCAACTATTTCGTGTACTGGTGTTTCAATAGGTAAATCTTTGTGTAGTTGTTCTACTTTTCTTAAAAACTGTTCTTTAAATTTTTTATAGTTTGCTGCAGCATATCTAATACTATTATAAATGTTAGTATCAACGTCAGATGATAGTTGAGTTAATAGTGCAGTACTATATGGTTGCTTTCTTATGGTGCCTCCAAAGTCGTGTGCACGAGGTAGTTGTGCATAATTATTATGACCAAAATAGTCGCCATTGAACCCAGGAATATTAGTTACTTGTGAACGTAAATGATCTTGTAAGTCACCAAAACTTACTTCAGTTGCCCAATCATTAAATGGATTATACAAGTGTGTATCTGCAGGTTCAAAGTTTCCTGCTGCTCTACGATTTAGTTCACTGTCACTCCACCAATAAACATCAACTACATCATCTTTAATAAAATCGTGTGTTATAGTAAGTTTTGTATCAGCAAGTGTATAAAATACTGTTTCTTTTCCGTTGATATAAACTTTTAAATTTAAATGATTTGTGTTTGTATCAACATAAATTAAACCAGTATTAGATGTATTTCCTACTTCACGATAACGTATAACACTATCTGTATAACCAGCGTCTACTGTTAAAGTGATATTATAATTGTCTACTGCAGTTATTGTTACATCTACAAGTGCATTACCATCAAAGTCTGTAAATTCAATATCAGAAATATCAAATAATGTTTGTATATGATATTCTCTGCCTTTACTAACAAACATGTCTGGATTGTTATTAGAAACTTTATGTATTTTAGTACTTGCATTTTCGGTAGAACAAGTACTAAAATAATATAAACTATTTTTTTGATTAATAATAAACTTGTTGTCTGTGTGTAGATCTGTTGTACCTAAATCAACTACAATAGGTGTTGTGCTATCAATTACATTATATGTTGCATGACGCTTTACCGGTTGTCCTGTTCTTAGTAATTTCCAGCCATTATAATGTTTACCAGTATCTAGCATTTTATAAAAATAGTAACCTAGAATTTCTTGTGTATTACCTGTATCAAATGTTTGATGATATGTACTATTTTCTCGAATCTCATTATAATGATAACGTTTTGCACCTAGTTCTAAATCAAAACTTAATCCTGGTGTATTGCCATAGTCGACATAACGTGGTGAGAACCCTAAACTTTCATCAATACGTCCAGAACTTTTTCCATAATCAAAAATTCTATCGCCTTTGAATGTACTGTTTGGATAAACTGTTGTATCTTGTAGTTCTACTAAATCTGTATCATATAACTGGAACAATGCACCTTGACTTGTGTGTTCTTTTTGTTGTCCA